GGGCGGCAATCTCGGCACGGGTGAAGACCATCCAGCGTAACCTGAAACTGCCACCGTCGCTGTACATGAAGTCCGACGCCGCCTGCAAGAAACTGTCCAACGCCCGGAGGAAGAAACTCAAGTGAGTTCCGACAAGCCTCGACCCGTCGACCTTGCCGGACGCTTCGGAGTCACCAAGCAGGCCATCAATAAGTTCATCCAAGCGGGGATGCCCATCGACTCCATCGAGTCCGCCGAAGCCTGGTACATGGCACGGGGTGCCGGTCGCATGGGTTCCACCGTCCGCCCCGACAAGGACTTCACCGAGACCGTCGAGCGTCAGCGCGAACTGAAGGCTCTGGCGTATCAGCAGTACCTTGACGACCTCGGGAGCAACTCTCCCGACGCCAGCAAGTCGTATGCGACCTATGACAAGTTGGTGAAGACGCTGGTCACGCTGGAGAAGGAACTCCAGGCGAGGCAGATTGCCAGCCGTGAGTACATCCGCACCCAGACCGCCATCGAAAGGTTCGGTCGAGTGTTCGCGCAGGTGCGGGAAGAGGTTACTCAGCTCGGCACGAAACTGGCGTCGAGGGTCAACCCCGACAATCCCGGTCGTGCCATGAAGGCCATCGACGACGAGGTGAAGCGGATGCTGGAACGTCTGTCTTCCGCCGCCGGCTACGCCGAGCAGGCCGTGATCAAGGAAGTAGACACGGAAGATCCAATTGAGGTTGACTCTGGCGATGAGGATTCAATAGATGAGGTTGAATCGCCATGAGTTACTTTGAACCTCCACCCCAAACTAAATTTACAGTACTTAATCTAGGTGCTGGCGTCCAGTCGTCGGCTTTGGCCCTTATGGCCGCCAAGGGTGAAGTCGGCCCTATGCCAGACTTTGCCGTGTTTGCCGATACCCAAGCTGAACCGACCAGCGTATATAAATGGCTTGATTGGCTTGAGACCCAACTTCCATTCCCTGTTATTCGTGTAACCAAGGGAAGCCTTACAGAGAGCATTCTTAAAATTAGAGTAAAAGAAAAATGCAAGTATTCGGAAGCCCCAATGACTTACCTGCGCACAAATATCCCAGTTTATGGACTTACACCTTCTGGTGAAGTAAAGCCAGCTTTGGGACGTGCTTGTACCGCCGATTTTAAAGTAGCTCCGATTATCAAAGAAATCAGAAGTCGTTGCGGGATCAGGCATGGTCAGAAAGAAATTACTGTCACTCAATGGCTCGGAATCTCTTACGACGAGATGCAACGTATGAAACTGCCAAGAGATCCGTGGACGCAGCATCGCTGGCCTTTAGTCGAAAAGCGGATGACTCGTTCTCATTGCAAAGAATGGATGGAAAAAAACGGTTACCCAGAGCCTCCTCGCTCGGCTTGTTATTATTGCCCATTCCATGATGATGATGAGTGGCGACGCCTTAAAACGGAAGACCCAGAACATTTTCAAAAGGCCGTTGAATTCGACAAGACCTATCGCCGCCTTCAAAACGAAAACCCCGGTGGTTTACGCATTGAGGTTTATCTTCACAAATCATGCAAGCCTCTCGACGAAGTAGATTTCACAGATAAGCACAAAGACCAGCTTGGCTTTGACTTTAAGTCCGAGTGCGAGGGGATGTGCGGTTTGTGATCATCGACCCGCATACAGTCGATACTTTCGAGGCTCACATCCGAGCGATGATGACGCCCGACCCCGAAGGCGACATCGTTCAATGGCTGGAGGCCAACGTGCGCGAAGTCCCAGGCTCTCCGCAGCCGGGGCCATTTCGAGTGGAGTCAACGCCCTTCCTCGCTCCCATCCTTCGGGCGTTGACCGACCCAGAGATTACCACCGTCGTCGTCCTCGGCGCGGTGCAGATGGGTAAGTCATCCCTGCTGGAACTGTGGTCGACCTTTATCCCCGCTCGCTCGCCTGGGCCGACCCTGCTCTTGCAGGACGTCGACGACAACGCACAGGACTGGCAGAAGGATCGCCTCCGCCCGATGTGGGAAGCCACGCCGGCGACGCTGTGCAAGATGGAAGACTCCGAACGCAACCAGTGGAAGAAGACCCGCTTTGAACGTAACACGGTCTGGGTGCTGGGTGCGAATAACAAGAAGAACCTTCAGCGTCGTTCCATCCGCTTCCTAGGCGGTGACGAAGTCTGGCTCTGGCCCAAGGGTCACTTGAACGAAGCCCTTGCCCGTCGCACGGCGTTCATCTGGCAGGGCAAGTCGCTGCTCGTCTCGCAGGGCGGCGTCGAAGGCGATGACATCACCGACCTGTGGAATCAGTCCGACCGCCGGGAATGGACTTTCAAGTGTACGCAATGCGGTACGCGCCAAGCCTACGAGTGGGAGCAACTGATCTACCCCGAAGACGCTCGGGAACCGAACGGCTGGAACCTCGACAAGGTCAAGGCCGGTTGCACCTACGAATGCAAGTCGTGCAAGCACCGCTACAAGGACTCCTTTGAAGTTCGTGCCGAGTTGAACCTTTCGGGCGAGTACACGCCCATGAACCAGAACGCTCCCAAGGGCGTCGTCGGATTCCATTGGAATTCACTCTGCGCTCAATGGGGTCTGGACTGGGGCAAGCTCGCCGAGATGGCAATCCGTGCCAAGCAGGCTTTCGAGGAACACGGTGACGATGTCGCCCGTCGTGAATTCAAACAGAAGAGGTTGGCCCTCTCATGGTCTGACGATCCTGATGACGGCGGTGGCGAAGTCATGCCGCAGGGCTACAAGATGCTGGACGAATGGGATGCCGAGGCGTTCATGGTCGATAGCAAGCTCGCCGAGCCTCCGTTCAAGGACGAGTACAAGAAGGCCAAGCAGTACGCACGGCTTCGTTTCATGGCGGTCGACGTGCAGCGTAAGGGCTTCTACTGGATAGTCCGGGCCTGGGCGTTGGACGGCAAGTCCCGCATGGTGCAATGGGGCTACTGCGAAACCGAAGACCAGTTGCGCGAAGCCCAGAGGAAACTTGAGGTGGCCGACTTCTTCGTGTTCGTCGACTCGGGAGACGGCCCTAACACCGACACCGTTTACCGTATGTGTGCAAAGTTCGCCTGGAACGCCACCAAGGGTTCCGGCCAGAACGAGTTCCCTTGGCGTATCCAGACACCCTATGGCATCAAGGTGGCCTATCGCCCCTACGCCCGAGCCAAGGTCATCCAAGTCGGCCAAACCTCCTGCAAGTTGTACTTGTTCTCCAACCTGTACTTCAAGGACTCCATCTCCCGCCTCCGCCGCGCAGGGCATCACACCTACCCCGAGGACGCCGGCGACGAGTACCGCAAGCAGATGCAGTCTGAGCATCGAACCAGGCAGGCTAACGGGCAGGCCATCTGGCTTCCCATCGGCGACCGTGCGAACCACCTATGGGACGCCGAGATCATCGGGATGCTGCCAGCCCTCATGGCCAAGCTCATCGGGCGCGGCAAGAACCGCAACGGTAAGCCGGAAGACCGTAAGCCTGACGAAAAACAGGTCGAGGAAGAAACCGCTTGACGGACATAGCCACAAGGGTAGAGTTGCTACAAGCCGTCTGGCCCTTCAGGAAAAACCACGGGTGGCTCTTGTGGATCGTACATGGGTTGGGTCAGACGGCCCCTTTTACACAGGGCTAAACGCAAATGGCACGACCCCAAGGTATCTTCCTTATTTTCGACATTTGCGACATCATTGAGATTGTCGACAAAGCCAAGGAATTGCTGAAGCAGGGCAAGACCATGATGGAGTACTCCGATTCGGGTACCTCCGTGGTTAAACAGTTCCCGATGGATATCTCCACCGTCTTGGTGGAATGCCGCTACGCGCTGATGGTCAAAGACCCCCAGACCTACGGTTCCGTCGACCGTGTCCGGGTGATCAATATGCTCAATAACTTCCGAGGATTCTGATGAAACCGAAAAAGCCGAGCAAGCCTGCCCTACCGCAGGTGAAGAAACCCAAGACGCCTAGCGTAGCCCGTAATACGGCTCCGCAGAAGCAGGCGTCGGGTGGAGGCTCTGGCCCGGGCATCTTCTCGAATTTCGAGTCCGCCAAGTTCAGCAACAAGCGTTCTTGGATTTGGTCGTCTTGGCCGCAGGACTTCAAGAAGACCATGACGGTCTTCGACCGCATGGAGACCACGCGCAAGATGCGCTGGCTGGAACTCAATGCGGGACTCATCAGGCAGGTGCTGGCCGACATGGCCTTGTACACTGTCGGCAACGGCATCAAGCCCCAGGCACAGTCGGGCGACGAGATGTGGGATGACTCCGCCGAAGCGTACTTCAAGCAATGGGCAGCTCGGGCTTGCGACATCACAGGCCGATTCTCGTTCTTTGAACTTCAGCACATCTGCTGCCGCCTCATGGATCGTGACGGCGAGTGCTTCATCATCAAGACCCGTGGCCCCGGCGGCGAACCCCGCCTTCAAATTATCGAATCCCACCGGGTAGGTAACTCGTCCAACAACGAAGTCCCGCCTGGTATGGTCGACGGTATCCTCTTTGGGCCTTACGGTCAGCCGATTTCGTACAACGTGATTCGCTCAGATGGCTCTAGTCGCCTTGTGCCGGCCAATGCGGTCATTCACTTGTACGAACCCGAACTCGCCTCTGGTGCGCGGGCGTATAGCCCCCTCCAGCACTCGATCAATAATCTGGTCGATATGCTGGAGATTCTTTCGTTGGAGAAACTCGCAGTAAAAACGTCCTCGGATATCACACGCACTATCAGCCGTGAGAACCCGAACTTCGACGGCACCCAGTCCGACTTTGAAGCCTTCGGCATGAAGCCGCAGGACTACGGTGACGGCATGACCGACCCGAGCGAGGCATCGACCTTCCTCGGCGGCAAGGTGCTGGCTCTGGCTCCCGGCGAGAAGCTGGAATCCTTTGAATCGAACCGTCCGAACAAGACCTTCGACGGATTCATCGAACACCTTGAGCGTGACTCGCTGGCGGGTATGCTCCCTTACGAGTTCGTGGCCAATCCGACCAAGGCCGGCGGTGCGGTCATGCGTTTTGTCGTTGCCAAGGCTGATCGCAAGTTCTCCCACCGTCAGGCCGTCATGGTGCAGCGTTTCCTGACGCCGGTCTGGGGCTACATCATCGGCTCCGCCATCAAGGACGGCTTCCTCCGCACGACCGAAGCCTGGACGAACGTATCTTGGACGACCCCGCGCAAGGTCACCGTCGACGCCGGCCGAGACGCCCAGCAGAACCGTCAGGACATCGAGTCTGGCCTCAAGACCCTTACGCAGAACTATCTGGAAGAGGGCGAAGACCCGAAGGAGCAGATGCGTTCCAACGCCGCCGAGAAGCGTTACCTGCTCGACCTTGCCAAGGAATTCGACGTCCCGTTGTCGATGCTTTACAAGCCCCAGAACGTGGCTCCCGCCGACATCAACGCCTCGGTCGCCGACGAAGAGCCGGCCAAGATGGACGACGGTGCCAAGATCGTCGAAGACGACGTCGACCCCGACGACGAAGAAACTTTCAAAAAATAATCCATGTATTCCCTTTCTAACGCTTTCAAGACCTTCGCGCCGATGCTCATTGAGCCGGCGAAGGCCAAGGCTTACCTTGAGAAGGTGGCCAGCCTTTCCCCGTCCGACCTGAAGGCAGGCGACGACTTGGAGGACATGATGGAGATGCTCTTCGGCCCCAAGCCGATGATGATCAAGTCGGGCGACCTCGCCATCATCCCCGTCAAGGGCGTGATTGGCTCTGGTCTCACCGAGCTGGAAAAAATGATGGGTGCCACCGACGTTGAAGACATTCAAGAGATGTTGGAAGACGCCGAGCGTGACCCGGGCGTCGAGACCATCATCTTCGACTTCGATACGCCTGGTGGCACCGTCACGGGCGTCCCCGAGATGGCTGCTCGCATCCGCGCTTGCAAGAAGCGTACGGTCGGCTGGACGTGCAAGCAGTCCTGCTCCGCTGGGATGTGGCTGATGAGCCAGTGCGACGAGGTCTTCGTGTCCCCGTCGTCGGTCGTCGGCTCCGTTGGCGTGTACATCCCAATCTACGACATGAAGGCGGCTTACGCCGAGGAAGGCATCACCGTTGACCTTATCAAGGCCGGCTGGGCTAAGGGCGCGGGATACACGGGTACGTCGATGACCCCCGAGCAGCGTAAACTCTTCCAAGATGACGTCGATGAGATGCACAAATGGTTCATCATGGACATCAAGGCCGTCCGCACCTACGCCGACGAAGCCGATATGCAGGGGCAGTGCTGGTCTGGCAAGAAGGGGGCTGAAAAGAGCCTCGTTTCCGGCCTGATGAACACCTTTGACGACCTGCTGATGGCCATCGACCCCGAGGAATACGCCATTTACGAACGCGCCGAGAAGCAGGTTCCTATCGGTGGCCCTGCCAACTATGCCCAGGCGGCTGACGTGTCCCCCGAACAGGGCGACAAGGACGAGGTGGCCCCCATCTCCGATCACGACAAAAAGAAAAAGAAGAAAAAGAAGAAGAATCCCGACGGCACGGATTCCGACGAAGATGAGGAGGACGAAATCCCAAATGAGGAATGCCCCCCCATCGATACCGACTGTAAGCCTAAGGCTTGACACTTGGCTAAACCCATGACGCTTGAAGAACGCCTCAACTCGCTAAAAGAAGCCTTCACTGGTAAGACTGCTGAAGTCGAAGCCAAGGCCAGCGAAGTTGCCTCCCTCACCGCCAAGGTTGACGAACTCAACGCTGCGATGTCCGCCAAGGACGCTTCGCTCGCTGAGTTTACCGCCAAGGTGACCGACCTTTCCGCCAAGCTCGCCGCCGCCGATGAACTTCGTGCGAAGGCAGAAGCCCAGGCCGCTGCTATCTCCGCCTCGCAGGAAACTGCCGGCAAGAAGGCCGCTGCCATCGCCGCCTCTGTCGGCGTCAGCCCCCTTGAAGTCACCCCCTCCGAGGTCGCCGCTACTTCAAAGAGCGACGCTGAGATCTCCGAGGAGTGGGTGGCTCTCAAACAGAAGGACGGCAAAGCCGCTTCCGATTTCTACGGCAAGAACCGTCCGGCCATCCTCCGCGCCGCCGGCCTTCGCTAATTTTACTCTCCCCCTAACCTAACTCCCTACTATGTCTAACAGCATTGGTGGTTTGACCCTCCAGCTCGTCGCTGAAGAGTCCCTCCGCACCCTCGTCCCCGAACTCGTTCCGTTGACCGAGATCGCCGTCACCGACTTTGGTAACTACGTTGCAGAACGTGGCACCACGGTTCACACCCGTTACGCCGATTCCTTCAGCGCGACGACCTTCAACCCGGCTAACGGTTTCGTCCCTGCTTCCGCCACCTCGACCGACGTCCCCGTGACCATCGCCGATCTGAAGTATGTCGACGTCGCCTTCACCGACTACGAAGCGTCCACCCTGAGCCTGGAACGCCTTCGCCGCCTCTTCTTCGCCCCGATTGCCAACGCCGTCCAGAAGTCCCTCTTCGACGAAGTTCTCTCCAAGGTGACCGCCGCTAACTTCGCCAGCGAAGCCTACTCGGGTGCCACCTCCGGCTTCAACCGTATCGCCGTGGCCAACGCTGCGAAGAACCTGACCAAGGCTAACCTGCCTCACATCGGTCGTAAGTTGCTCCTTAGCCCTGACGCTATGGGCCAGCTCGTTCAGGATGCCTCCGTTGCTCAGACGTTCTCCTACGGTAACAGCGACGTGATCCAGAACAACTCGATCAGCAAGAACCTCCACGGTTTCAGCGTCTCCGAGTACAACGGTTTCCCGACCTCCGGCACCGCTTTCAACGAAGGTCTCAACGGCGTCGCCTCCTGCAAGGAAGGTCTCGTCATCGTGACCCGTGTTCCTGCTACCCCCACCACGGGCGGTGGCGAGCAGATGGTCGTCCAAGACCCGGACAGCAAGTTCTCCTTCGCTCTCCGCTACTGGTACAACTGGCAGGCCGGTCAGCACAATATGTCTGCCCTCTGGCTCGTCGGTTCGGCTGTCGGTAACCCGGCTGCCCTCCAGCGCGTCAAGTTCACCTCGTAACCTTTAGGGGGAGTTTAAAATCCCCCAAAGCGACAATGCGAAGCCCTCTCCCCGCGCCACGGGGGGAGGGTTTCTTATTTTGACAATGGGCTAAACCCATGTCGGGAATCACGGACGAATGGGCTTTAGACGCCTCGGAAATCCTTTCCGAGATACCTAAGGCTGTGACCGTTAAAAACGTCCCAGCGGGGACGCCAGTGGCCTTAAATGCCCTGATGTCGCAGCCGGCGGTCATGCAGGACTTGGAGACGGGCGGTTTTATGAACCAGACCTCGTTCGACATGAAGTTCCTGCGGACGGACGCCGCCGCCAACCCGGGGCTGATTGCCTTCGGGAATGTGGTGGCTTACGGGGGTCAGGAGTTCCGTATTATGACGGTTACCGACCGTACACCCTCCGCCTGGGTGATCGTTAAAGTCCAGACCAAGGTTCAGTAATGGCCTTAGTGGTCACAGTCCGAAAGGGCGTCAAGGTGGACTATACGGAGTTCGCCAAGCATCTTGCGTTGTATATGCAGGTGATGCGTATGAGCATCGCAGGCGTCGTTAAACAACAAGCGCACCGATTCGCCAAGGATATGTGCGACTTCACCCCGCCTTTCTCTGGATCGGAACCGTCAATCAGCAAGGGCGGAGAAGGAGGCTTTGGAAGCAAAGCTCGCAACAAAGGAAAAGCCGCCGTCAGCCGGGATGTCCGTAAGATTTTCGCGCCCATCGCCCAAGCCCCCGCCGCAGGGGTGGCCGCTGCCGGCAATCTCGGCGTCCTGAACGCCTGGGCAAACGCCAAACTTAAACTTCCAGCCCCCCACCAGCCCGAATATATTTTCAAGATAATTGCCGAACGTGGCATCATGGGCCAAGGCACGTTCGATTACTTTAAGCAGGTTGAGTCTCGGCAGGGTTCCCCGCGCACCCGTTTCCTCATGGGTACAACCCAAGGTGCCATCAAGGCCATCCACGAACAGCGGCGCGGCAAGCCGTCCTACAAGGTCTACGAGACGAGCAAGACCGAGAAGGTGTATGTCGACAACTGGAGTCCCGTCGAACAGTACATCAAGCGAGTCCAGCAGCGCGTCGGCAAGCTGAAGTCTGGCTGGTACTACGCCGGCCAGCAACTAGGCAAGATGCCCACTTCGGCTTGGATTGCCAATCAGGGGGCAGGCACAATGGTCTATGCCCCTCGACTGACCGGCCCTGATCCAGTCGTCAAACTTGGCTCCACCGTGGGCCGTAACTACAGCCAAGGCTACCACTTCATGCGTATGGCCATGAATCACCGTGCCTTTGCTATGCGTGTGGCCATGCTCAAGCACCTTCAGGCACCGCGCAACCACGGCAAACTTATCGACGTCATCCGCCGGCTCCAAGGCGGCTTTGACCTATCCCTTACCAACACACCCTAATGCCCACCCCTACCTTCTTCAGTTTCCGCACCGTCCTTGAGAACAAGGTGGCTGCTTACCTCGCGCCTAGGTTCCCAGGCGTCACCGTGAACAAGGGCGTGACCGACGACATCCGAGTTATCCCAATCATCATCGCCCACGCCGAGTCCAGCCAATCCGTCCCCGACCTTGGCTCCCAGACCCTTGGCAATTACACGGCTACCCTTAAACTGTACATCTACTCGTCCGCCGACGACGAGACCCTTGAGACCCACCGGGCTAGGGTCGTCGAGGTCATCGGTGCCATGCGCGATGTGGTGGCCCTCCAAGCCCTCTGGAACCCCTCTACGGACGGGCAGCTCTACGACCTTTGGATCGCCAACGACGAGGAAGGCATGAGCCAGCGTCGCTACGGGAATGTCATCGAATACACCGTCTGGGGGGTCATGCCGACCGCCCCTTGACACTTGGCTAAACCCATACGACTATGGCTAATACCGAAATTGATTACGGCGTAGCCCACTTTTACGGGCTTCGTGGCACTCGCACTTACATGACTGTACAGTCGGACTCGATTAGCGATACTTTTAAGCTAGACGTTGAAGTTGCCGATGAAGTCGGTCGAGTCATTACTGACCGCTTGGACGATCAGTATTTTGAACTTACGCTTGATGGAGTTCTTCTCGCTTCAGATAGTATTCCCGGTAATGGTTCTCAAATCACTTACGCAGGACGTCAGTACATCACCAAGTCCATCGAGGACAAAGGTACTAACAAGGATTTCCGTAAGGTTTCCGTCAAAGCAGTTAAGTATCAGGAAATTGCCTAATAGGCTGGCATCCGATGGATGCTCGATACCTACAGGCTGCAACCGTCCTGCCCCACCAGAACAATGTGTGCGGCAGGACGCTTCGTGCTTTCTGCTTTAGGCACAGGGTAGCACTAGAGTCGGTTAACTCTCCTTTTCTCGATCCTGCTAACAGAAATTTCGACCCGGTTCAGGTCGTCATGGCTGCGCGGATTCTTTCGACCTACGACAAAGAGGAGATGGCCCGTCCGCTCTCTTTGATGGAAAAACTGTACATCACCCGTATGGCCATGAGCAAGAAGTACTACTCGCGCTGCATTGGAACCATCCTTGGCTGCATCCAAGTTTCCCTTTCGTACCCAAAGTTCTGGTCTAAAAACGAACATAAACAAAATCGTAAGTTCGACAAGATTCCGTATCCTTTGGCCTGTATCTCAAGTTTGTGCAGAAACGGATTAGGACTTGAGGAAGCCTGGACGATGCCAGAAGGCGAGGCCGTATGGATGTCCGTTGCAAATGCTATTTACGAAGGAGCAAAGCTAGAAGTGTTATCCACAGAAGAAGAGAAGGAACTTGAAAAGTTTAACGAACGTATTGAGTCTTACAAGAAGGCCCACAACCATAACTGACGCACATGGCCGATCTATCTGTAACAATTGGACTAGACCAAAAGGAACTTGAAAAGGGTCTTGCCGACGCCGGCAAATCTATTGGCAAGATGGGCGGCAAAGCGGAAAATCCTTTTCAAGAAACCGCTAACAAGTTCCAGTCCGCTGCTGGCATTGGCGGGATGATTGCTGGGCCACTTGGTGCTGGCATTGGTGCTTTCGTTGACGCCTTCAGGTTCGCCATTGATAAAGTCATCGACTACGTCAAGGAACTGATTGCCTATGCAACCAAGTTACGAAACATTTCAATCGCTACTGGAGTATCGGTAGGACAACTTGAAAAGATGGAAGGTGTTGCCCAGGCCAGTGGCGTGAGCTTAGATACGTTGGCGCGTTCAATGAACGAATTTAATAGGCGAATGGGAGAAGCTCGCATCAAGGGTTCGGAAGTTAACAACCTTTTGGTAAAGCTTGGAGTAGGGATGGATCAAGTAGCCGATGGAAGTTTTGATGCTCTGGCTGGGATGAGGGCGCTTGCGGCAGCACATGACGCCGGAACCGATGCAGCGACGTTGGCCTATTATGGCAACAAGATGTTCGGATCGTCTTTCGAGCAGTTACTGCCTATCATCAAGCGCGGTTCAGATGCAATTGATCAATATGCTGTGCGTACTTGGCGTAACACCGAAACGGCAACTTATGCACTTGCCCGGGTTGGAGATGAATGGGATAACTTTTGGCATAATTTTAAAGTTGTTATGCTTGAGGCTATCGGTGCAATTGCGTTTTATATTCAGTCGATTACAGACATGAAACAAATGATTTTTCTTCGCGCACTTGCTGCCGTCTCTCCTTCAATGGCGGGGGCTTTGGCTGAAAAGACTCTTTCTCCAAGCCTTTCTAAAGAGGGTCGTAAGATGCAACTTGACCTGATTACTTCGACCTTGAGCGATAAGGATAAGAAGTTTTTCATGGATGCTTACGATGACGCAGCCGGTGGCAAAGGTAAGAAACTGTCGCCCTTTGGCCTGTCCGAAGCCGGCGCGGCGTCCCAGCTCCAATCGATGGGCGGGGGTGATGTCTTCGGTGCCATTGCTTTCACTCCTCTTGAACGTATTGCAAAATCAACGGAAGAAACCGCTCAGAACACTAAGCCAACCCAAAATCCTCAGGAAATCCAACGTCCTCAGGATACCCTAACCAAATAAAATGCCTTCTCCTGCAAATCTTCTTAAATTTGGAAATGACCTTGTCACCCCTATCCCACAGTCTGGATGGCAGGTAGAGGCTGACGGTTTCGGGCTGCTCCAGGCACAATGTAAATTCAAATGGGATAAATCCAACCGTGGATCGTTTCCTTCTACATTTAAAAAGGGTGATTTGCTTTCAACTTTTATTCCGGGTGTTGAGGCAGCGTATGCTAACATGAGCCTTTGGAAGGCTAACATGACAACGGATAAGAATGATGTACTTACCGTAACGGCTGACTTTGCTGGCATTGATCCTTTATATAACAGCGGAGTAAAAACAGACACTCAGGTTGTTATGACTGGAGCTACGTCTTCGGAAGCAATCGAGCATCACCCTAACTTCTTAGTTTTAAATTGCCCAACTGGCTTTCCCGCTATGGATAAGGTTCTGGCAGGATTCCCCAAGGCTTCAGGATGGGATGCTTCTACTGATCCTATCAATCCTACTACTGGAGTTGGCGGTAATCCTAACCGCGCACTCTGGACGCCCAAAGTGGCCAGCGGCGGTGCCATTCAGGGCCAGCAGTTCGTGGGCTTCCTGCCCAATCAAGACCCTTCAGAATATCCCGATCATCTTAACATTAAAGCCGGAATCAAGAATTACTACAAGCCGTCGAACACGCTTCGCGCTTTGTTCTATGTGAGCAATGAGACTACTGCTGTTGCATATGCTTCATATGTTGGATGGACAACGAACGGTACTCTTTACGGACTTCCCCAGGCTTATAAGGACTTAGTGACTGGTTCTTACGGTGGTAATTTCATCTTTACGCCAGCATGGGCTAATCGAATTCACCGTGGGTTTCTTGTCACAAATTGTTCAGTCGAACGCTTTGGAAACATTTACAAGGTTACGGCTGATTTAATGCTCTCTGGTATCTCAGGATGGGACAAGGATATTTACCCGACCATTGACGGTTACTAAGATGAGGTCTATCTCTGGATTTAATGGATCGTCAATTAACGGGTCTTTCGCAGCCGGAGACCCTATCTCAGCATCCGCACTTAACAAACTGGCCACTGG